CCTTAAGCTCACCATCGTAGTAGTAAAACCCATCATACGCAGCAGACCCATCATATGTGAGGAGGTTGAAGAGTAGGCTAAGGTCTCCGATGCGCAGGTCTAGCAAGGGACGAGCCGCAGGCCGCCATTCCTCAATTAGGGCAAGCACCAGCCTAACCTGCTCGATATTAACGGGCGATCGCTCCGGGTCAAGGTAGACGATGAAGCCCCCCAATCGACGACCGACAAAGATTTCCTCACCGTTGAAGGTCATGGCACCATCAAAGCGCAGCGGCGGGTTAGGCTCAACTACTGTATTGGGATACCCCACCGCTATCAAAGAGTTTTTGATGGCCCAGACCGTACCAGCGCGTTTGTTCAGCAGCACCGCATTAGCGATGAGCGATCGCTGCTTATCTTCTGTATCCGCCAGCAGCCAGCCACGCAGGCCCCAAACGTTTAGTTGCTGGGCCAGGTGGGGGAGCGCGACGGCAGGCACTAGCTCAGGGTTATAGACGTGCTGCCAGTCTCCGGGGTCAGTAGCCTGGAGCTGTTTGAGGATTGCCTCAAACGTCACGAAAGGCTTATCTCTTATAGAGTTTGGCAGTAGGGAGTCCGAGTGGTCTAGCATCAACCCTCACTGAGTCCAGCGACGCTCAAGGCACTAACCGAGACATCGGCCCATTGACTAGGGGCAACCGTGATGTCAGTAGGTGGGCTGAAGATTTCAGTAGAGTAGACGCCTTCTATCGTCACCGCTGCCATAATCTGCGAACGAACAATATCAGCCCCCAGTCGCGATCGCCTATCTGCAACATAAACAGCCAGCGCTTCTGTGACGCGGGCCTCGACCTCGGCAGCTCCGTAGCCATCTAGCACCACAACAACCAAATTCAGGACCACGGAAATAGCGACAGGCTTTCTCACCGTGGGCATATCGCAGATAGGCAGCAGATCGTCACGGTCAAAAGTAGACTGTACTAGTGCAGCTAGTTCATCACTTGGGGCACCCTCAGCAGTGAGAATATAGATGTCGAGGTACAGCCGCATCAGACCGCCCTGCGCGTTGTAGGGCTGCACAATAGCTATGTCAATGATGGCCTGAGAGGCGCTTCTGACCAAGGCTTGATATTGCCCTCTAGTGCCAGCCGTCGTGAAGGTATGAGGCGCTTCTTTGGTGCGAATCCTCAGCCGTTCGTCCAGCTCAATGTCAACGCCACCAGAGCTGATAGTTAGGTTAGTTACCGTCACCCCGGCGATCGCTGGGGATAGGGTTGTGACAGCTCCTATCTCCACTCCATTGGTAGCCAGCCCAGATGTGGTGCAGGTGGCTGTGGTTATGCCAAAGGTGTCACCCGCAGAGATGATTAACTCTGCGTCAGTGGCAAACTCCAATGTGCCAGCGATCGCCAGTGTTCCAGCAGGCATAACTAGAGCTGTGGGCTTAGGCGGGTCCAAAGTTACAAGGAGCGTCACGACGGACGGTTGAGCCGGTAGGCGCTCTACACCAACAAGCACGGCCAGCTCATCAAGGCGATCGCTCTGGGCATAATTCACCAGGCACTGCTCAAATCCCCACTGTCGGCCTATGCGCTGGATAGCTTCCCGGTAGGTGATCAGGTTCAACATCAGGCGCTCAGCAGCACCGGGAGGCAGCGACTTACCTGTGAGGTCTGCCCATAGCGCCATCACCTCAGCTTCAACAGCAGCAGGGGCCGTCTCTGTAAATATCGGTCTATCGCTCATAGACAACTTGCGCCCCTCCATCGATGTCGGGATTCTGGAGCAATGTCCAGTTAACCTCCAATGCTACTTGGCCCAACACGCTATTCACACCCAGAGCTAGTGTATCTAGGTCTACCCGTGGTTCCCAACGCTCAACAGCATCTAGGGATTCGCGTATCAAAAAGTGATTGATTCGGTTCGTAGGCCGATCAAGATGGTCCCAGATGTCAGATGCAAACGTAGGCCGGTGGATGTCTTCACCTGGTCTGGTCATCAGAATCACAGAACCAATGGTCTGGCTAATTTCATCAGCATCAACCACGATGCCGTCACCCCCAATGAGGTAAGACCAAGCCAGCTCATTGGGGCGATCGCCAAAGCTGCTACGCCAATTTGAAAGAGCCACATATTCAGGCGTATCCACAAAAGGGTCAGGCATTCTGTAAGCCTATTCAATGCCCATAGAATACCCATGAGTCAGCGTTTTTTGGGCCTTGGCCCATAACCCCGACCTTTACGTCGGTGACCTGGGGGGAGAGAGGTTATCCAGCGGCCTGCCCTGATTGCACGTCTCTCAGCAGACGTTGGACGCCGAGACCGATAGACAACTGGGTTCTTAGGTCTTTTAGCCTCACGCTTGGCTTGTGCAGCACTCTCGGCCACACGCGGGGTGTTCCTAATCTTGCCAGCCTTAGATCGTAGCCAGTAGAGACGAGTTGATTTATTCATCAGGAGGTAGCGGATACCAGTATCTACCTCTACGGTTCCACCGCTGACCGTATAACCAATCATCAGGATGTATTCCCATAGTCTGCCGGAAGTGTCGGGGTGACATCTGATAACCTGCCATTTTCAAGGCATCGTCACGGGTGTAGTACTTTTCTGGTCCATCAGGCTGAGGTGCTGGTATAGCACTTTTTACAGCACCTTTAGGCCCATCCCCGCCAGGAAAGTAGAGCACTCTATCTGTGCCAGTACTGTACTGACGGCGCTCTTCTAATGCCGACACACGACCCTCTAGATCTTTAAGCTGTTGCTGCACTGACACCGACGATTGCCCACCCTCAAAAAACTCTTGAAGAGCCTTGCTGACTGCTTCAGAGAGCGATCGCGCCCCAGTACTAGCCTTGTACTTATCCAGGTGCGCCTTGAGGCTGTCTTCGAGATATGTGGTCACGGATGGCTTCTTGCTCGGCATGACAGTATGGCACTTCTACAGCACCAGTAAAGCACAAGTGGCATACTTTATGTAAAAAAGGACATTGCTAAAGTAGGCTACTTTTTACGACGGGCAGCGCGGCCTCGGCTCTTAGCTTTTTTGGTATTGGAGACGTACTGCTTACCCTTGCGAGAGGCGGTGCGTTTTTTTTGATCAGTCGCCTTAGCTTGGGCAGACGTGAGTTTTTTCCAGGCTTTATCTGGCAAGTATCGTGACGTGGCCCCAGCAGCACGGGCTTTTTTCCCAGTACGGGTGCGCCACTTCTCACTAGTCCATTTCGTCAGCGATCGCTGGGCTTTACTCTTGCCCCCCCGATATCGGCCCCCACGCTTGCGGTAGAGCTGCCCAGCCAGTTGAGCTTTACGGGCTGACCATTCCCCAGGTTTGCCGCCCTTAGAGCTGCGCTTAATCTCCGCCTTAACTCGACTCCACAATGCGGGATTGGTTCTAGCCATCTTGCCCCGATGTCACCATGGTGTCCGGCCCATTGCTCTCTGTATCGTCGTCGCGGCCACCGATGACTACGATCGCTTTACCATTGATGGTACTTTCAGCCTCGTTGGTGATATGCAGGCCCCCAGTGACTGTGATTTCTATCCGGCTACGGATGTCTAGTTTTAGCACCCCAGCAGCACGGTCAAATTCAATCACAGAACCATCTTCAAATTCACGGTAAACCCGGTCTACCGTATCGATAGGCGGCATGTTTGACTCATCATAGTGGGCACACAGGATAGAACCCGTTCGCAGCCGCTCATCCGCCATCAAGAACACGAAAGTACCCACATCCATCCAATCCACCGAGCGATCGCCTTTAGATCGCTGTACCGGCAGCTTGAGCCAGTAGGTTTCTAGTTCAAGGTCGGGAATCTTCACCCTGGCCAGCCCTCGCAACGCATCAACTTTCGTGATGTGACCATAGTGGCCAGACCAGGCACCCGCACTACTCAGCATCGTAGTTAACCTCCAAACCAACCAGCTCCAGAGACGACCTATAGCCACTACGCTTATCTAGGCTATGGGTCACACTCTCTATCTGATATTTCCCCGAATACAGCAGGAAGCCCGTCAGGGTCAGGTTGCTACCGGCTGACAGATGAGGCAACCCACAGCATTGCAGAGATAGCTTGATTTCCCCACGGTTCGCCCGGTGTAGTCGGGATATGGCGATCGCCCTGGCCTGCTCAAGGTTGTCGAAGGGTTCGCGAATGACCAGCTGCGCGGTTGTAGCAGGTCGCGACTCACCAGCTACCGGCGTAGCAACTTCCTGGCCCTCTGCGTCTAAGGATGGAGATATCAGCTTGCCGGTGATGGGGTCTATATAAGATACCTTGGCGCTTTTATAGGTGCCTACGGAGCTGCGGCGTAGGCGATAGCTTGAAATGATTGATTGCTTACGGTCTATGGTCTCTACAGGTTCAGCAGCTTCTAGTGCCGATACTAGATAGAAAACCAGATAGCGGACTCCTTCTACCTTGAATATCAGCCCATAATCACCAGCCAACCGGCGCAGGAAGGCAAGGTCAGTCTCTTCTTTCTGGGTCAGACGCTCGAACTCGATAGGTGGAACATCCCCCACCAGCTCTAAATCATTGGCAGTAGCCACCGAAGCAGCGATCGCCTGGAGGGTGACGTTTTCCCATGCTTGAGTCTTCTTTTCTCGCAAGGTCGCGCTTACCGGGGTGGCCAAACCTTTCAATGTGATAACGCTAGCCTTGCCATATCCACCAGTCCACTCGGGCTGATCAATCTCAAAACCCACAGGCCCTAGACTATGACCATCTTTGTAACCCAGCTTGATTTCAATGCGATCGCCTCGACCTGGTGAGTATGGTCCCATCCATGTCAGATCAGAGTCATCAAGCTGAATGGATATGTCATCGGCCTCACCTTGCCGCTTATCAGTCAGGCGCAGGCTCAATAGCAGTGGAGCTACTACCAGGGTGATATCTTTGCCCTCATAGCTCAGCTCGAAGTAGGGGTCGCTTACTGCTTCCATGGGGGCAGAAGATTCTGTGGGACTGAGTTAGGGACCGCATCGATGACGGGAACTTTTATCGCAGTCCCTGGGGCGATCGCTGTGGCATACATAAGGCCAGGGTTAGCTCTAATGATGCGCTCATATCCATAGGGGTCACCATACATCAAGTAGGCGAGGGAGTCTAAGCGGCCCCCCCCTGATTCATCTACCGTGTAAATAATGTAGTCGGTCATGGCCTCTCATATCGGCGGCCAGCTACGCCAGCCTGAACTCAGTGGGGCCGCGCCAGTGCCTCAAGAGACCCAGACGCAGCCCTCAGAGGTAGATGCACAGCAACCTCTACAGAGATAATGCCCTCCTTTGCCGGCCAATTAGAAACGCAGTCTAAGCCGAGGGCGCAAGCGCCCGTATTTCGCCCCTCCGGGAGCCGCCGCCTAACAGGCTGCTTTGTTCGCGCCTAGCAGCAAGCCCCGCTCCTACGTCGCTCTCCGCTACGCTCCGGGCTTGCCGCCAGGGACCCGCTCACAAGCATCCACCGGCTAGGCGTCCCCCTCGGGGGGCTAGTGGTGGCGGTCGGCCAAGGCCGCCGCCAAATCAGCGGAGTCTTTCACTTTCAGAAATCCAGCGCCGCCCTGCTCTCTTCTTTAGCAAGGCATCCAGGCTCTCAGGAATTGGCCCGCGAGTAATCAAAAATGAATAATACCAACCATCGGCGTAGACAAATCTAGATCTGATTCCCCAATCGCTGAGAAGCCAGGATGAAGCGATCGCCGCTTGTGCGCTAGTCCTGACCTGCAATAGTGCGCAGTTCGGAGCTTTCAGCCGGTAGGCCACATCAGGGCGATCGCTTGGGGTAGTGTCCACGTCTGAAACTCATTCTACCCCTATATTATAACAGGTATTCTCGCTATAATATCGGCTCTATCCCAGCAGCTTCGAGCGCTGTAAGTATCGCCTGTCTAGCGAATTCAGCTCTGTTATCGGTCTTCGAGAGCATTTCAGCCATGGACTTGGTGATCTTGAGCTGAAACGGCACAGTAAGCGGCTGGCTATAGTCGTAGCGCTTTTTGAAACCGTGTTGCTCCTGAAAATCAGGATCGCTCAGCTGAGGATTTCCCCCTGGCCTGCCGCTGCTCTGTGTTCCCGCCATTTGTCAATACCTCAGAGAAAACGATCAGCTATCAGTATAGCAAGGATTCCCGCAATAATGATTAGCTATAGATGGCCTATCTGCCTGTATTATAGTGGGGATGCTTGCTATAATAGAGATAAGCACAAGGACAGACAAACATGATTACTGAGCAAAATCTAACGTATTCACGGGCAGCAGCAAGCAGGATTCTAGGTCTCAAATACCGCCAAGTAAAGGAGGTTCGAGAGTTTAATAATTCAGTTTGGATTTATCTGCCAGGTAAGCGCCCGTTTTTTATGAGCAAGCAGGTTTTTCAAAAGGAATTTACCAAAGGGCGAGAGCAGCGCGCCAATGGCCTAGAGGTTGAACTAGCCGAGGATGGAGCTTTTACGGTTCGCAATCCCATTAAAGAAACCTACTACGAGGTTTTAGATACTCCAGAGGGATTGCAATGTGGCTGTCACGATTGGCGCAATCAGAAGAAATATCGATCGGGTTGGCCCGAGTGCAAACACGCGATCGCGGTTCAGTCATTCGTTGAACAACGGCCCCTAATGATTGCCTAGATACACAAAGGCCCTGCGCAAACAGGGCCAGCAGTTCACCTATAAAGCACAAGGATAAACATGGATTTCATTATACAAGAGCCTTTTGATATTGACTACCAAACCGACCAGCACCACCGCGAAGACCTAGACGATAGCGCGGCAGCAGAGCGGGATTTAGATATGTGGACAATCGACCAATTGATCGAGCGATGGGGCATAGAAGCGATCGCTCACAGATTGAAGATTGCAGCAATAGGAGATGGTAGCCAGTTCAAATTTACCTATCAATCAGAAGCAGAACTAAACACCATCCACAGCACCGGCTACACCGATGGCGACGAAATAGCAAACTATCAGGAGATTTTTTGATGTTTGAAGTCAACACATACACGGGCGAAGGGATTAAAACAGTTATCAGCTTTTACAAAAAGGAACTAGAGAATGATTAACCTCAAGTTTGGCAAAGTTAAATGTGAGACAGGGAGACTTACAGAGTTCACCGTATACGGTAAATTCAGACTACACAATAGGCCCATATGGCTATTTCTAGGATGGTTTTATGTAATAGTTTGGATTAAGTAATTCCCGGCCCTAAGCACGGCGTAAAACTGCTCAGCAATTTATCAGCAATTACAAGCAGGAACATGGCAGACCAAAATCAAGAATCCATCACTGTAAACGGCGTAGTTTTCACGCATTGCTATCACCGATCGGGTGACTTAAACATGATAGACCTCGCATACGCCGATGGGCGATCGCTGTGGGGACAACGTACAGCCGAAGAGATGGAAAAGTTAACAGGGCCAGACAGCACCGATCCACATTATAAAGGCGCTCACTTGATGCTCATATCTGAGGGAGAGAAGCTAATTAAAGATGCCGAAAACGAGAAGTATGTAAATCAAACACCCGAAGCCATCAACGAAAAAGAGTATGACCGCCTATTAAATATATTGCCTCCAATGCGATGGATAAACCGGGGAGGTGCAGAGAGCTTTGCTATCAGTGAGGCAGTAACAGAAACTATTTACCTGTTTGTCGTTCGTATAGGTGATCAATATTGGAAGCTTAGCGACCGGCTGAGCACATCACACGATGGCCTAGTGAGACGCTGTAAAGCTATTTAGATTCTAAGCCCTGAGCAAGGCTTAAAACTGTTCGTTGCCAGGTAAACCCATCACAAAAAACAATGCCAGCTACCACAAAGAAAAAAGCCAGCTCACGAAGAGCTATTGATAAACAGCAGCTCATAACCGACAAAATTATCAGCCTCATTGATGGCGGCGTTAAGCCTTGGTCGAAGCCTTGGCACAGCATAGGCTACGGCAACGCTATCACGGGCCACGAGTACCAGGGCGGCAACCCGCTACTATGCGCGATCGACTGCCTTGTAAACGATTACCAAAGCCCGCATTTTATAGGCTTTGCCCAAGCCAAAGAACAAGGATGGAAGATTAAAAAAGGTAGCGCTAGCACTTGGCTACTGTGGGCAGGCACAGTAACAAAGGAACGCGAAAACGACCAGGGCGAAAAGGCAGAGCATCGATTCACTGTCGCTAAGTGGCTAAATGTTTTTAATCTTGATTGCATCGACGACAGCGAGAGCGATCGCAAAGTCGGCGATGTGCTGTCAATCAACCGAACCACGCGGGTAAACGTAGAGCCACGCCTAGAACTAGCGGAGAAGGTAATCGCGGCCCAAGGCATCGAGATCAGCTATGGTGGCGATTGCGCTTGCTATAGCCCTACCATCGATAAGATTCGCTTGCCCAAATACGAAGATTTCAAAGGCGCTGTAAGCTATTACGCCACGGCCCTACATGAAGAAGTACACGCCACCGGGCACAGCACCAGGCTAGGCCGAGAAATGAGCGGCGGATTTGGCTCACAGGCATACGCCTACGAGGAACTAATCGCAGACTTAGGCGCTGCATTCCTTTGTAATGAGCTAAAAATGGAACCCGACATAGAGAATCACGCGAGCTATTTAGACAGTTGGCTAAAGGTGCTAAAGAATGATAAAAAGGCATTCTTTAATGCAATGAGAGAAGCACACAAAGCTGTTGAATACATACGGGCTAAATCAGGTCTCAACGACTAGCCCACTAGCCCACTAGCCCTAAGCATGGCGTAAAACTGCTCTGCCCCTTTTTACACAATCACAATGAAATTCAGCCGACCATTTAGATTCATCTTCAAAGATAGGGAACATCTAGCCTCATTTATAGGAGAAATAAACACGCTTGAGAAGTGGATAATTTGCAGGGATATGACCAACGGTTTTTATAGGTTAGCCGTCTATAGAATTACCTATGAAGGTCAGGAAATTATAGAGCTACGGGGAGACTATAGAATCAACAAATGGGATGCGATAGAGCCACTAATAGGGTATTCAAAGGAGAAATCAGCGTAATGAAAAAACAAACTGAGCAGTTTGAGCTATTAAAAAACGAGCAATTTACCGCCGCTAAACCCAAAAAGCAGCGCCGCTCCAATAAAAGGCCAGACCAGCACCAGCAGGTAAGGCAAAGAACGCTAGAAGTAGCAAGCGGACTGGCTGTATTCGAGTACCCAGAACCGTACAGAAATCATAATCTAATAGCCACACAAGTAGAAGGGAAATGGAGCGATCGACTAGGGGACTTCTCAGCTATTACCTGGAGCTGCTGGGCCTATGGGGAAAAGCACTATTCGGTAATCATCAGCATGGGACTTTATCGGCGCAATGAAGCGATCGCCATCGGGATGCAGTTTTTAGATAGTTCCTATGGGGAGAGCAAAGGTCATAGGGGCATTGACTCCTACAACGAGGCGATCGCCAGGATAAATAAACTACTGCTAACAGAAGATTAAAAATCTTCATGCACTTTATGATTGTTTATAGCGGGTTAACCTGCTATAATGAAGAAGTAACAAAGGAGCACAAGGATAAGGCATGACAGGCATCAATTACGAAGAGAGCGCTTGGGAAACCCTCTGCGAAGAAGCGGGCGAAATATCACAGGCACGAATTGACATGCTTAAGAGCGTGGCGAAGAACACACCATCCGGAGTAGATCGGTACGATGCGATCGCCTTTTACCTTAATTGCTATACATGCGATGTTCGGACAGTGATTGCTGAACTAAAGGGACTAGATCCAGAGCTGATAGAAGGCGCATACTCACAGCTACAAGAGACCTGCTACAAAAGTGGGAAGGCAGTACCGACCGAAGTTTTCAAGCTAGTACTAGAAGCGTAATTAAAATGACAATCACATATCAAGAAGTTAGAGACGTTTTCATTCCGATTGCAGAGAAGCATGGCTACAAATTCGCCTTGGTTTGCATCTGCCCAATGATCAGGGAATTATCCGCGCAAGCGTGGAGCATGACTACCACCACTTTATATTTTGAGTATGAAGGCTTTGGGGAGCCTATCGATATTAGGGAGCGAGATGAGCTAGATCTACAACTTTGCCCGCCTCACATGAAGGAAGAAGTGCAAGCCGGAATAGCTCGAAATGAGCTTGAAGCCGCCGCTTGGGCGAAAGACCTAAAAGAAGCTGGGATGTCTCCTGTAGAGGCTTTAGGCGGAGCACTAGAGGTATGCGAATCCGTAGTGAATCGGGAAACATTAGAAAAACGGGTAGCGGCCTCTCCATCCCCATTAGCAATCCCGCTAGAGCTATGTCACAAGATGAGAGCCTTTTACAGAGCGGCTAAAAGGTACAACCCTGAAAAGGCCAATATTCTTAAGCCTCTGACGATCGCTAGAGATACGATTGCCCGGAGCCAGTCGAGCGGCGAAAACCTAGCACAAGAGGTATTAGGAGCAATCAATGCTCGCATGACTCAGGTACGCAACTCTACGGCAAAAGGTCGATGGGTGATCTACGAGAGAGAAGTAGAGCGACAGGTAATAAAGGAGTTTTCCGACTTCATAATCTGGCAGCTTCTAGGCGAGAAATGGAACTGGGATAAAAGCAAGTTCTCAGCCAAAGATTTTAAGCTGATCGAGGACGCTGTGTGGGCGCTTTACCTGCTAGAGCAGGATAAGGAAAACCAGACCACAGAATAACAGCACACCAGGCGATCGCTCACATATCATTTATCGAGCGATCGCCCTCGCATAACCACTCAATACCATTCACATAACCAATCAATACCATGACAGAAACGTACGACGGCATTTACTACCAGGTAAAGATCTCCTACTCGAACCGATTCGGTAACTCTGTGGAAATCATCTGGAGCATGAGTGATCATGTGAAGACGCTCGCAGCAGATGAAGTTCCAGGCGTGATCTCCAGACTAAAAGCGGGAGAGAACGTCGATACGGTAGTAAACGATTTAGGCTATTCCTAATATCTTTT